GGTTGCTGGTCTTCACCCACGAGATCAGATTCTTGGTCTCACGCCTGCTATTCGGGCGCGTCTGCCGGACGTAGGTCGGTGTAACCACCTCGCCATTGTACGCGTCTGTCCCGCAGCTCTCTCTGAACTTACCAGTCCAGAAAGATTTTTGGGAGTTCACCTTGCAGAAGTATTTATGCAGGTGTTCGATAGCAGTAGTTGCACAGTCTGCGGGGACAACTATATCATCCCCATAGACGTAGACCCGTTTCGCAGCCCAATGGACCGCTTTACGAGTCACAGGAAGATTATACTTCCGCAGTAAAGCCCCTACACAGATGGTGTAGAAATACATGGACTCGACGGGGAAGCATAAGGCAGACCCCATAGACGCAAATTTTGCAAGGGGGAGTATTTCTCCGCCCGGCATTTGCGCTTTCGTACTACGGCATGCGGATATGGCCCCTTGTAGATCAGGGTCAAAATCGAACATCCGTATAGCTAGAGAGTTGGGAACTCTGTCGCTAGCCGAAGATAGATCAAGCGTTGCTGACCTACCCGTGGCGGACGAACTCAAAGCAAGAGCCTGGTTTATTGATTGGTCGGTGAAATTCACCTGCCCACCAGTTATGCCAGACCCCTCAATACATTTAGTAATGTACTGAGATAGAGCCTGCTGTGTGTATTGCATACACACGGGCTCAATCGCGATGATTCGGGGTGTTTTCAAAGTCTTCGGGACAGGTATGACCCTTACGGGTTGCTCCTGTTGTTCCGAGACGAGACTCCACGACTCGAATTCCGTGCCTTCCAAGGCTGACTCAGACGAGTACGCCCAGTGTAGGAACGGGAAGTAACACTCGAGTCTCTCATGCCAGCGCTGCCAATGGTATTTCTGGTTTCCAGAAATCTTCTCAGCAGTAGCACCAGGACCATGCTTAGGCCGCAGACTATCAAACTCCAATTTTTGGAATCCAAACGTCTCAGGCCATAATGCAGCACTAACGTTAACGAAGTAATCAACGTCATCCTGATGTAGGGCATTTTGAAAAATCTGCTCAACTGACTCGAATTCTTTAAGTGCAGCAAACGTTCTTCGCCTGCTGCAAGGAACTTCGAGTTTCTTGAAGGTGTTAGCCACTTGGCGTACACCCTCGATGGCCGCAAGTTCTGGGTCATCCAGTAGTCTCCCTGTACCAATGTCAAACACACGACTGAACATACCCTGCAGAAATGCCGGGATTGTTCCAAGCTTCCGAAAAGAACGGAAACTTGTTGAGTCGATAGCCCCTCGGGCGAGACTGTGTTCCAAGTCTCGGGCAAGGGAGGGAAGGGTTATAGTAAGGAAAGATAACCCCTCGTGTTTGACGCGTGACCTCAGAGTTTCGAAGTCACGTTTATCCGGCTGTAGTGCAACGCACTTCGCCGATGCGTCAGTAATGACACACTCGGCTAACGCAGAGAGATCAGTTACCAGGCTTTTCACGTTTCCTCCTTACAGGGGGTAAACGTCCAGCCATATCTCTCACCCCCCTCTAGCAGAAGCTTTGAGGGCAATCCAGTACCAGAACCTATAAGGGGTTCAGATTTCTCCTCACCCCTTGTTTTCATAGGTTCGCCTCCGCTACTCGATCAGGTCGAAATTCGGACCCATGAGTTGCTCCGCTATTTTCGCTAGGACTGCGGCTACGATACTAAGAAGGAGGATAACCTCCTTTTTGGTCTTAGTGTTCATTGCCACATACTTTGAGAACGTTTGCGGATGAGGCCCAGGTTTTCAAAGCCTGGACAAGGTAGTCGATCTCGGTATCGGAAAAGCCATACTCTGGCTCATCGATAACGAGATAAACGCCCAGGGTTTTGTACTCAGAAGCTGAGGTGAGCGGATCCGTGGCGACCACTCTTTGGTCGACACGCATCATGCGCCTCGTGCGGTCTCGGGCAGCCTGATGACTGATCGTCATCTTGAAGTCC